ATGTACCGCAACAGCGGTGTACCTGTTCGCTTTATCATCGAGGGGATCTACATGTGGGACGATATGCCCGACACTGTAGAGGAAGCCTACCATGCTATGAACTTCGATAAGTACGCAGCAGATGGGGCTGACCTAGTGATAGGTCTTAAGCCCTACATGGCAGGTGATCGTTACTGTGGTATTGCAGGTGTAGGTGGACGTAAGTCTGTCTCCAGCTGTAGCCCTAAGACTCTAGCTCACGAGCTGGGACACAACTTCGGACTCAAGCATGCACACCAGTTCGGCTATGAAGGACGCAAGGGGTACTGTATAGATCCCTTTCCTTCAGCCGAGGAGTGCACCAAGGGTACGTTGATGTCATACTCAGGTAACGGACGACTGCCACTCTTCGCAGCCAATGGGTTCACCAAGGATGGTGATCCTATCGGGGACGAGGAGCACACAGCTGTCGAGTACCTGCGTAGTAAGACCACCGACAAGGCTATAGCTTGGGAACTCAGTCAGAACGAGGACGTCGCAGCTGATCGTATGATCCCCGAAGAGATCTCGCTATGCTATGGAGCATCTCACCCGGCGACGGAATAGCCCACCCCGCAAGCAGGATTAGCAGAAGCAACTCATGCATCTCTAGTCCTGCTTCATTAATCACCTGACCTACCGGCCCTTCAAAGGTTTCGTAGGTGTCTTCTTCTATGCCCACAGAGACAGCCGTATTGGCTTGCTGAGCGACGCTACCCTCACCCTCTGTTCTGGCTTGACCTACATTAGCATCAACCTCTATGCCCCTCTTCTCGGCTGCTCCGAGGATCAAACTCTTAGCCAAGGGAGGGACTCCGGCACAACTACTCAGGATCACGCACAGGATGGAAGCGACTAAGCTCTTTCTCCACATACATTAACCTCCGTTCTAGTCCTTGAACCTTCTCTATCACGGGTTCTATGTACATATAGTTTACACTTATAGCTGCTGTGAATAAGATAGTTAAAGCTGTTGTAGTCCAGAACTTACTACTACTATCAGCCCTCTCCATCCGCGCTTCTACTGCGTCGAATCTTTCCTTTAAGTACTCAAGTCGCTCACCACTTGCACGTTCAGTGGCCTGTGCTGCTGTTGTAGCCATCACAATCCCCTGCCCATGTGAGGCTAGCTCACGCTCAAGATGGGCCAGTCGGCGGCCCACCTCCATCTCATCAGACATCTCATATAGTTCCTTGTGTTAGCGTTTAGTTGTTTAAAAGTGCACGTAACTCATCACCTCCGGGTATAGAGTTCAATGTCTTAAAGGTTATGTTACTGCCTGTTAGTACTGCCGCTGTATCCTTAGCCACGTTCTCAACCAGACCACCGGGCGGCTGGAATGAAGCGAATGCAGCGCCAACAGGATCACGACTAAACTCACCAATGGAGTAGGTGTCACCCAACCTGTTGAATGATGCTGCTGCTAGTGGCTGTAGGCCTACGTCTGTAGCGAAGCCAGTCCATGAAGGCTTCTTGTCTTCGTTACCCATAGCATACTGGATACTACCACGTGCTTGGTTGATGATACCGTAGCCCACACCCGCATACATCATGTAGCGGAACGCGAACTCACCGGCTGCTTTATAGTTACCAGCAGTTGCGTTATCAATGATCCCCTTCTTCATCATCTCTGCTTGCTTGATGGCGAAGCCAGTCATAGCGTACAGGAAGCGGAAGTTAGGATGCTTGAGGTATTCAAGTGGACGACCCGCTGCTGATATGAGCTGCTGCTCTCCCAGTCTGCTGAACATTAGCTGTGTGACTAGCTCACGCTGGCCTTCAGTCATGTCCTTTAGGGCTGTCTTGTTCTTAAGTACCTTGTTGATCTGGGCTAGCTCTTTAGGCTTCATCATGTATCCGAAGTCCTTGACAAGCGTACCATTAGCAGCTGAATCCTGTGCCATATTCCATGCAGCTTTCAGCACTGTACCTTTACCGAAGCGATCCATGTCTTGGAAGCCAGAGAACTTGAAGGCTTTGTCCTGATACCAGTCCAGTCCCTTCTCCAGCATGCCGCGCTCGGCCATGCCGTCGAAGCCTTCCCTGAATTCACCCAGAGACTTGTTGGTGTTGGTGATGCCGAACTCACGTGGGTCAAACCCTCTGTCCATCAGGGCCTTAAGCGTAGGCTTAGTGCCGTTACGCATCATAGATACAGCGACGTCGTGTAGGTTCAGGATAGCACTGTCCAGCTGACCCAATGTACCAGCATACGACTGCTTCATGAACAGCTCAACACCCTTAGCTGGACTCTTACGTGTCCCTCTGTAGGTCTCTTCGATCAGGTTCCTACCAATACGCGCCTTGCTAGCATCTCCACTTTCCTTAGCGAACTTAGTCTCTAACGCATCAAAGAATGCATCAGTGTTCTCGTTCTTGGTCAGCGAAGGGGGCAGCTCGAACTGCTTGGCTAGCTGTAGCAACGACTGCTCGCCTGCCATACGTGTAATCAAGGCTGTAACTGGAGACTCATACTGCGACAGCTCCTCAGGTTCCATCTCAGAACCCATCTTACGGCTACGCTCGACGGCGCTGGTTACAGACTTAGGGTTACGCTGGCTTGCCTCGGAGCGTAAGCCCTCGATAGCATCCTGCTCCTCCATCTTAGTAGCAGACGGCCAGTACACCTCGTCGGTGCGTACGCCCTTGCGGTACAGACGTGCGCCTTCCTTCTGGTGTGCAGCTGCATCCTTGAACATCTCGTTCAGCATACGTACTTCAGCAGCACCCAGCTCCTGACCAGCCTGAGCCAGCAGAGCACCACGACCTTTGACTCCAGTGGAGCGGAGGTCTAGGAAAGCTGCCTTAACTGCTGGCTGCTCAGCCCACTTGGTGATGTTGGTCAGTGTGTCCGGGGCCTTAAGATACTTGGAGGTCAGCAGCTCAGAGTTACGGGTAGCTGTCTCGAAAGCATTCTCGAACTTACGACCGATGATACCACCGACGCTGTTGGCAACCACCTCACTGACCGGACGTACAGCACGACCCAGCCAGCTAGCTACTTCACCATCACCATCATAGTCGATAGCATTCTTAGCAGCTACTCGCTCACGTATCTCATCGAATCCCTTAGCGGGTTTGAATCCACCCTGCCTACTGATCTGCTTCTGTGCTTCCACAGGGTTCAGACCGTAGCGTGTCTCTAGCTCGTCCAGTACTTCTAGGCTCCGTACCTTAGGATCAAACTTAGGTGCGGCTTCGCCAATCTCTTCCACTTGCTTTACCAGATCAGCCTTCTCTTCTTCAAGCCTAGCAGCTGTACCTGTGCGACCATTCTCCTCAGCCTTGGCTATCCGCTTGTCAAGCTTCTCTACCTTCTTCCACTTGGCGTTGGCTGCGTCGATAGACTCATCCCACTCAGGGAACTCTATCTTGTTAGCCTCGTATGACAGCTCATCACTAATATCCTGTGCAGCCTGAGCTACACCTTTGTCCTCACTGAAGTCGTACTGACCAGTGGCATCCCGACGCGCTGCGTTAGGTGCACCAGTGGGATCATTAAGGACTCTAGCGTCCATGGTCTGCTCTGCTGTCTTAGCCAGTGCAGTCTGTTCAGCTAGACTAGTACCGAACAAGCGACTCTCTGTAGATCCAGCACCTAGCAAGTCCATCGCTACGTCGCCAACCTTAGTAGCACCCTCGACAGCGCGAGGAGCCACAGCAGCAGCGGCGATAGGAGCAGTACCAGCGAACGTGGCAGCTGCATTAGCGTAGCCTTCCTCAGGCCCTTGGATGTTACGTGGGTCAAGACGTGGGTCTACAGCGCCCATCACATCCATGACACTACCGCCACCGAACAGAGCACGGACAGGGGAAGTCAGGAAGTCAACCCCTTCCAATGCCAGCTGGTTAGTGGTAGCAGCGGCATAGCCTACGCCTTCCAGAAGGTTCTCACCAAGGGAATCCTCGGCACCCTCTAGATCCTTAGCAGCTTGTGCTTGTGCTGCGTCGGCTTCAGCTTGCTTGGTCTCCAGTAAGGAGCGCTCGTACTCGTCGATGTCCCCCACGTCAGGCAGGTCGGCATCTGGCAGCTCGTCGAAGTAAGCAAGCACCTTGTTGGTAGCTTCTTCTGCGCTGCTTGCTTCTACTTTAAAGTGCTGTCCGTTCTTAGTCAGATGCCAAGTAGCCATTCTTCATTCCTTTAGTTAATGTTAAAGCTCGATAGGGTTATCCACACTAGATCCCGCTGCTCCTGCTGGTGGTGCTCCTGCTGGTGGTGCTCCAACCGCTGGTGCTCCCTGCGCATCGCCCGTTCCCAGCTTAGCTCTAGCTGCTATGACTAGCGCCTGCTGCATAGTAGTCTCAGGATATGTAGTTACGATCGCTGCTGCCAAACGTGCAGCCGACTCGTCACCTACTGTATCAATCCATTCGACTAGCTCGTCTGCCGAGGTAAGCTCCGCGTCCTTCTTCCCGCCTGTCATAAAACGCCACGCATTAGCGACGGCGGCAGACCCTGATTCTCTAGCTTCCCGTACAGCTTGCATAGCAGGAGCTGGTCGGGCTGGGCTGTCGCTGACGTATAGACCAAGTGCTGGGTTCTTAAGATCAGATCCCTTCTTGACTTCCTTGGCTGCGGTACGAGCAGACGTTATCGCTGAGCTAGTCTGATTAGTGACTAGGCGTGACAAACCCTGATACAAGGCGTCTACCTTCTGTCGCTTCATAGCTACAGTGCTCTGCGTATCTTCCTCAATGGACTTGAGGTTAGCCTCGAAGCGCTCAGCAGCAGGTTCATTCAACAACCTAAGAGCTGCAACGTCTGTATTTATGACCTCACGCTCGCCCTTGGTGACAGCTACCATATCAGCAACCACCTTCTTCTTGGCCTGCTCTTCACGCTCTTCGGCCCATCGTACGTCCTGCCGCATACGCGTCTCAAGCTTATCCGCCACGGCTACTAGACCTTTCTCTCTAGCCTGCTCGATGAACTGCTCACGCTCTTCTACTGGCTTTGTATAGAACTCAGCTGTAGCTGCCTTATCTATCTCAGCGGCTTCTCTGTTCTTCTTCTCGTGGTCGGCGGCTTCCTGTGCTCGTTGGGCTGCGTCTACTGCTCGCTGCTCCTGAGATGCTGCACCCTGTATCTGGGTTAGCGTACTGCCTAAGTTCCTACCAACCTCTGCGCTGAGTGCAGTGAGCTGCTCCTGTAACATAGCCTGCGTCTGGTTCTTGTGTTCGCGGGTCATGTTAGGATTCTTCTCGATCTGCTGCATGGAAGCTGTGATGTTAGCTACCTTGCCTTCAGCTGCTGCCTTCTGCTGCTTAGCCTGCTGGGCTTGCATGTTGTTAATGCCTGCCTGAGTAGTGCGAGCCTCATCGACTCGACCCATCCCATTCTGCCACTGCATCAGCTGCTGCTGAGAGGCAATGTCTGTGGGGTCGGCGTCAGGGCGCGACATGTTCTCAATGTTACGCCCCAGCTTAGCACCGTACGACTGACCCATGGAGCCTAGAGCGGCTCCGGACTGACTAAGCATACCGCCCAAGTTTACTGACTGGTCTGATCCACTCATAAGTTTCTCCTATTAAAAGCCCAAGGCTTCCCACCAGTTGCCACCATTGTCACCGATGCCACCGATAGCGCTCATGCCTGCACCGTACATATCTCCGAAGAGGTTGTTAGCTGCGGTGTTAGCATTGATCTCAGCTTCGATACCACCCATGCCAAGCTGTGCTGCGTAGCCTGCGCCAGTGAGCTGACCAGTCTGAGCCATGCTTGCATTGCCTTGACCAAGCTGGAGTGCTGCGAGCTGTCTATCGTAGTCAGAGTATGCACCCTGCTGCTGTGCCAATGCACTCTGGATCTGGTTGTTAGCTGCTGCTGCCTGTTGAGCTGCTGCGTTAGCCTGAGCAGATGAGTTCTGTGTCATCATGCCGTAACGTGCTTGCTCCATGCTGGTCTCGTTCTGACCGATGCCTGCAAGAGCTGTACCGTACTGCTGCTGTGCGTTAGATGCTGCCATACCCTGCTGACCAAACATGTTGGACATGTTGGCTTGGTTCATCATCTCACTCTGTGCCTGTGCCATGGACTGATAGCTCATCTCGTTCTGAGCCTGTGCCTGTGCACGAGCCGTAGCTGCGTCCTCTGCTGTACCGCCGTACTGGCTGCCACGCATACCACCTCGACCCATAGCGTGTTCACGAGCCTGCTGCTGCGCTCTCTGTGCGTCCAGTCCGGGCTGCTGCATAGCCATGCCACGGTTGTATATCTCCGCCTCACGTGCGCCTACGTCCATACCCATAGCATTGTTAGCTGCTTGCTGTGCGTGGCTGAGCATACCGCTCTGCATACCAGCTAAGCCAGCCTGTGACTGACCCATGGCGTTAGTGCCTTGAGTAGTCATGGCGTGTGTGCCCATGCCAGAGAGTCCAGCCTGTGCAGCACCAAAGCCACCGCCTGCACTGCCGAAGCCTGCATGAGCTGCGCCGTAGGCTTCATTACCTGCACCCATCTGACTAGCAGCTGCGTCTAGCTGAGCTTGGTTAGCGCCTACGCCTAGGTTCATACTACCGTCAGCTCCGACCGTAGTCGTACCCAGTCCAGTCTGCACACCATAACCCTTGAATGCTGAGTCCTGCTGTAGCTGACCGGCGAGTTCGCCCATCTGTGCAGCAGCATCAGATCCCATGTCTCGCATGTCGTCGGCCATAGCCATACCACCAGCGATGGAGCCTGCGCCCCCTATTAAGTCCCAGATACCTGCCATTAGTATATCCTTCCTGTAGTTGTTTGGATTAGAATCTCTTGTATAGATAACGGATTGCCGTGTATCTTGTTCTTATGCCCGATACGGATCACGTTACCGCTACCCTTGACATTCTTCCTGTACCTAGTGATGCTGAATGGTGCTGCACCGAAGAGAGCCTGACCATACGTAGCGTCCTCCTCTCCGAACAACGCAGCCAAGTAGCCCTCAACATCGAACTTACTAGACTTGGTTAAGTAGCCATCGAATCCCCACTGCACCGTACCCTCTGATGTCGTCTTACGTGACACCAATGTAACAGCGATCTTCTTCAAGAACTTAATCATGCTTGAGTCGCCGAAGGTCAGGGCTGTAGAGGCCCATTGAAACAGGTAGGGTCTATCGTTGTATTGTGTGTAGCCGTCGTACTTCAAGAAGCCTTCGCCTATCTTGGAGCCTAGCAGGATGATTACATCCCCGTCATCCTCGACGTACTCAATGCGGTTGAATACACACTCAGTCCAGCGGGTCATCTTGTAGCCGCCCGTGGGTGAAGGTGCGCGCATCTCCATCACGTATGCCTGCTGTCCCTCAGGGAATAGACACACTGTGATGTCCTTCTCGGGGAGGTAGGCTAGTTGTATTGTTCTCTTATCTGATGTCTGCTTGATGACTTCCACTATGTCATACCGTACGTTGTACGACAGATCACCGATTGGTACGGACTTCTCCTGTATCGTACGACCAAGCGACCGTATGCCTGTGTCGTCCACGAAGAGTACATCATTACCAGTGTTCACGACAGCATCCCTAGCTACAGCACCAATGTTCTTAATGGTGTCCTGTAGGAAGATACCGTCTGCTCCAGCTGGGTCACCCGATGCTGCGTTAGCGAACACGAGGATGGACTGCCGACCGAAGACTACGAGGAAGTTGTTGTGCGCCGCGAGGGCCATGATCCTGTCGCCACCATTAGGCCAGTACTCGGATACGTCAATGATACCAGCTGTGTTGAATGTATCAGTAGGTGTAGCCTTGCCGTCGTACCACTGCTTAGCAACCAGTAGGTCTGAGTAGTAGATGTTGTTGCGGTCTCCGTTGACTCCTGAGATCCACAGCCTACCGTACGCGCCTACGCCTACATCACCATCTATCTCCGGGGCGAACACACCAGTGTCGTCCTGTGGTGGAATGTAGTCAGTGTCTGCTACGCCATCAAAGAGTAAGGTTATGTCAGTACCATCATACACTAAGGCGGGGTTGCCTAAGCTGAAGATGTATATCCTGTTGTTGAAGGGGATAACCTCAGCGTGGTTCAATGAAGGTGTGTTAGGCAGTGCAGGGATGTCGATAGACCCTAGGATCTGCTGATCGTCCACGACCACATAGTGATCCCGCGACAGCTCAACATCGTTAGCGTCATACTGTACGTGCTCCATCACTCCGATGACGTACATCTTATCGTCGATGACACCAGAGCCAGTCCGTAGGATCTCCTTGGTCTCTGATGCCATGGTGGGGTTGGTAACGAATGGTACTATGATTGCCTGTGTGTGCGTAGCGAATGCCTCACGTGCACCGATACGTCCGTTCTGGTCGATGACAGCGTTGTCCGCCTGCAAGCAGAAAGACGTATCCAAACCATACGGGCTGTCTTCAGTGTTGATCCCGTGAAAGCCGGGAGCGTCGATCTTAAGTACTTGCTGCGGTTGGGCCATTACGATACCTGCCAGATGTCATCTAAGTAGTTGAGTTCAGCATCCCGTGCTATAGCGTCGGACAAGTAACCAGCTGCCATTTGGAAGATCTCACCAGCTGTCTGACCACCTACCTCGCCGCGCTCTCGCACCGCTAAGGCGTACGCCAAGTACATCACAGGCTGAGAGGGGACTAACAGTATGTCGTTGTCCAGCTTCAGGTTGGGCTGCTTCTTGTGTCCATCAAAGTATAGATCGTATGCTGCGTTAGGGGTAGGATGTAGAGTTACTTGCTTGTCGCCTGCGATGTCAGCGCCTGATACAGCGTACCACTCAGGCTTAGCCTCAGCTGGACGTGCACGTGCTCGACTACGTAGCTCCTTGTTCTGCATCTCCCGTACGGCTCTACCATTGTCATCAGTGACGGACTCAAGGAACGTAATGTCCCTGCTGTCAGTCAGTGTGTACAGTGCAGTGCCTGCTGTCGTAGTGACAGGCCATTCGGCGCGTAGAGCAGACCAGTTGTGCGCTGTCTCTACTTTGTTCTTGGCGTCGTTCACCAAGTCAGCAACGAGGATTGCTACTACATCGTCCTCGCCTGCTAGGGTGGAGATAGAATCCTCACGCAAGCGCGTAAGGACTCCATTGACTAGCTCCAAGTATGTCATGATAGCATTCCTTTAGCTGTGTTAAGCGCCTTCTTCCAAGGCTCGATAGGTGCTCCTTGGTAGACGTCAATGGGTGTGTAGTCGAATAGACCTTGGTGTTCGAAGTTATGCCCAGCTGCTGCATTACCACCGCCATACTTAGGTAAGTCCACATCAGGTAGCTCTATGTCGGGCGTCTCGATCTCAGGTGTCTCGATCTCGATGTCGTCGTCGATCTTCTCTATGCACTTACCATAGAGGTCTGACCACTCCCAGCCTTCCATACATTCCACAAGGTCAGGTAGCTCAGGCTCAGGTACTTCCACCTCAGGTAGCTCTACGTCAGGGACACACTTGTTGAGTAGCTCACTCCAGCTTTCACCATCCAAGCACTGAGGCTTAGGTATGTCTACATCAGGTAGCTCTACGTCTACGTCCGGTAGGTCTATGTCTACATCGGGTAGCTCTATGTCGGGCATACACTTACCAAGCAGCTCATCCCATGACTCACCCTCTAAACAGGCAGGCTTGGGTATGTCTATGTCCGGTAGGTCTATGTCTACGTCTGGTAGATCTATGTCTATGTCGGGTAGGTCGGGCAGGTCTATGTCCGGCAGGTCAAAGCCGGGGATGTTTATGTCAGGCCAGTTGATGTCGGGTATGTCCCAACCTCCAACCATCTCCTTGAACTCATCAGGGAGCATGAAGTCTACATCGCCACCTTGCTGAAAGTAATCCCAAGCCATGCCAATAGCATCTTCTGCACTCATGCCGCCGTTGATGGCAGCCTCGACTGTGCCCTTGATGATGGGACTCAGAGCGTCCACTGGTATGTTACTCTGACCATCCTTGAACCAATCGTCGACGCCGACAGTATCGCCGTAGTTGTCTCTCACCCAGCCTTCCAGCTGTGAGCTAGTCCAAGAGCCAGCAGCTCCTGCAACTATACCCTCAAGACCTTCGCCTGACACAGCACCTGAAGCTACGCCTTCGATGAGCCGTATAGTTTCTTCAGGTGTCATACCGATTGTGTTCGCAATCTCATTAACTTGATCGTTCACTCCAGCAGGGAGCTTACCATCCACAGCAGCGTCAGCTAGACCGCCGATGCCACCTAGTACAGCAGCCTGCAGTAGTGAGCTAGGATCGACGCTACCAGTAATAGCTACTTGGCCTATAGCAGAGCCGAGGACGCTGTTGACAGCCCCTCCTGCTACAGAACCTAGAGATCCTGTACCTAATGCCCCTCCCAGACCGCCTGTAATCGCTCCTATGCCAATCCCTATACCGATAGGTACAACATAGTCTAATAAGCTATCGTCCTGTGACGTCTGCCACAAGTTACCTGATGAGCTTTCAAACCTGAAGTACTTACCATCCGAATCTACCCAAGTCCCTGTACCGTATACTCCGGGGTTAGGCTTAGTGATGCCGTACTTCTCGAACAGAGCTGTCTCAGCTAAGGCT